TTTTAATTGGTTATCAGAAATAATCAAAGAGACAATAGCACAAACATTTACTTTGCTAGGTTTTTTTATAGCATGGCTAACATTAACTGGAACAGCTAAGGACATAGTTGGAGTTGCTATAATAATAAGTATAGTTTTATGGTTGTTAACTATAGGACTACGTAAAGATAAAGACGATCAACCGAAAAAGAAAGTGAGCAGATAATGCCATACGATAAAAAAGGTAAGAAAAAAAGATACTCTTCTAAGAGAATTAAAAAAATGAAGTAGGTATAATATAGTATGGCAAAAAGTAAACCAGTATGGGACAAACCACGTCCCAAAGATCTAGGAAAATCTAAAAAACTTACACCTTCACAAAAAGCTAAAGCAAAAGCTAGAGCTAAAGCAAACAATCGTAAGTATCCTAATATGATCGACAACATGTGGGCAGCTAGCAGATAGTATATTTTGAAAGTATCTTGTCCTAAATGTGGAGAACCACTTGGCGTACAGATAAAACCTTATAAATTATTCTGTACAAATCCTGATTGTTTAGACTATAATGATGTAAACAAGGAGTCTAAATGAAGATACAATTAGTTAGACACGAATTTGGAATTGACGCAACCAATGGAATGTTGTTTATCAACGGTAAGTTTGAGTGTTATACACTTGAAGACCAATATCAAGTAACCAAAGTATATGGTGAAACCTGTATACCTGAAGGTACATATCCTATAAAGTTTAGAAAAGAAGGTGGCTTTCACAATAATTATTCTAAGCGTTATCAAAATTCACACTACGGTATGTTAGAAATAAAAGACGTACCTAATTTTCAATGGATTTTATTTCATGGAGGGAATACTGATGAAGATACCAAAGGTTGTGTGCTTACAGGATCTACACAGCAAGTGTTAGATGTAAGCAAAGACGGATTTATTGGATCATCACAAAAAGCGTACAAAAAAATGTATGACCAGGTTGCAAAAGTATTACTACAAGGTAAACCAGTTACATTAGAAGTAAGTAAGATAAATTTAGATGGTGCTGCCGCACCAGAACAAAGTTCCGATAGTAAAACGTTGGATTCTATTCACGAAAAAGTGACACGAATTGACGCTAAACTAAAGGGAAGACCAATAATATAGACTGGAGATAATATGAGTGATGAACTCAAAGCACTTATCGAAAAAGTTGTATGGACATTCATTGAAGCATTTGGTTCTGCTTTACTTGTAGGTCCTGCACTCGACTTAGACATTACAGCAATCCAAGCTGCAGCAATTGCAGGTGGTGGATCAGTAATAGTAGTACTAAAAGAGTATGCAAAAAAACAACTCGCAGGTAAGTAAACTTACTGCAACCCAACAGGACGTAGCACACAACGAAACTAAAGATGTAGAATCCCACCCTAATGGTTGGGAACCAGGCGTTACTTTTGATTACAAAACTAAGACTGGAACTATAACTACAAGACCTATGGACAACGCTAGTCCAGAGTTTAATGATCTTTTACAATCTTGGGGATTCGATCCTGACAAGTATTCTATTCTTAATGACACTATCCGTGTAAGCACGTGGGATATGAATATGGGCAAAGGAGACGTGCAACAAGCATGGGCATACAAAGCACAGATTGTGTACAAAGAACATGCACTAGACAAAGAAGATTATGATCGTATATCTAAGTGGATCCAGACTTACAAGCGTAAAGCTAAACCTAAAGTAACAAAACCTAAAGCTAGTTTTTTTGTTGCTATATCTGATCTACAGTTAGGCAAGCGTGATGGCGGTGGTACTGAAGCTATTGTTAATAGATTTTTAGAAAAGATAGATACAGTACGTGATCGTTATAACTTCTTGCGTAAAGCAGGAGTGCAGCTAGATCAGTTAACAGTCGTGGGACTCGGTGATATAGTCGAGGGCTGCGTAGGATTTTACCCACAAGCTATGGGACCTAACGGCGTAGAGCTTGACTATCGTAATCAGATGAAGTTAGCTAGAAGACTTATTGCTAAAGCATTAGTTGAATGGTCAAGAGACTTTGATGTAGTTGTAGTAGGTGCAGTACCAGGTAATCATGGAACTAAAAGAATTGCAAAGAATCTTGCACCAACAGGTGAGATGGACAACTATGACATAGAAGTGTTTGAACAGATTGCAGAAATATTTGCAGATAAACCACAGTACAAACATGTAAAGTTTGTTATACCAGATGAACCACACTTATCATTAAATGTATGTGGCACAAACATGAGCTTTACTCATGGACATCTTGCAGGTTACAGTGGATCGGTAGAAAATAAACTAATGAACTGGTGGAAGAACCAAACATTCGGTGGCTTTCATGCAGGATCAAGCGAGATCTTGGTTACAGGACATTACCACCACCACAGAGAAGTACATGATGGACGCACCTGGATCCAGGTACCTAGCTTAGATGAGTCAACATGGTTTGAACATCAAGCAGGTAAGAAAACAAAACAAGGTGTTATGACTATGGTTATAGATCATAAAGGACACAATAATAAAGAGATAGTATAAAGCAAAGCGGACTCACAGGTCCGCTTTATTGCTTGTGGGAAGGAGTTGTCTAACGTTATGACACGTAAGATAACTATATCCACAGATTACTGCATGCTATAATAGTTGTCAAGTCAATTCATTGGTCAGAGGTTTCCTCCTTTACTCTGATCCTTGTCACCAGATCATAACTTCGATCTGGTGTTTTTACTATAAATTCTTTACGATTCTGTATTTATGCTATATAATTAATAGTGGGAGGTAGTAATGACTGCAATTAATACTACGTTTGATGATAACTTTATGTTGTCAGAACTTGTACAATCAGTTGGAGAAACTGGTAGAGGATTTGTTGTAATACATAAGAACAGTCCTAAGTACATAGACAGCACAGGTGAGTTACGTGACTGGTTACACAGACATGGTTTAAACATACACCATTTTGAAAACTGGAATAACGTTATACATTATGTATTTGTTAGATCAGAACGCGGCGGCGACTAAGTTATGAATTTATTTACAAGTCAAAAGGAGATGAAGAAGTGGGCGATAGCTATGGCTAACGCATGCGGTGGACAAGAAGTGTCACAGACATCTATTAAACTTAATAAAATTAATCCAAAAAAAGTAGAAGATTTAACAACAAAGTTTGTAACTGATTACAACGAGATGATGAATACTGCTATAGCTATAGGAGAACAAGAATGAGCGCACCTCATCCAATGGACAGAGATGTAAAAGTAATGTTTACTGATCACAGTACAAGAGACTTTATAATTACTGCAAGTAATGTTGAAGAAGCAGAAAAAATATTTGATATAATATTTAACCACATGGAACAAAGTATTACAGATATTTTAAAACAATATAGTGTTGGTAAACAAACAAAAGTATGGGTAGAATACCATATAGATAAAGAACAAGATATTAACGAGGAGGATAACGACTGATGGGTTGGCAAGAAGAATACGATCAAGTAGAAGATAGACTAGCAAAGTTTTGGGAGAACAATCCTAATGGTAGAGTCTATACAGAACATCTATCTATATCAGATGATCATCAAAGCATAGTTGTTAGAGCTATGATATATAAAGATATAGAAGATATAAATCCTGTAGCAACAGGTATAGCACAGGATCAACAAGGTCCTAAAGGTGCTAACTTAACATCATGGATTGAAAACGCAGAGACATCTGCGATAGGACGTGGACTTGCAAACTGGTTCGGCTATACAGCAAAAGCAAGACCATCAGTCACAGAAATGCAGAAGGTGGAGAACTTGTCGGACAGTCAAGTTACCAAGAGTGTAGCTAAAACTGGCAACAGCAATAGCTATACTCCTTCACCGTCTGTACAAGAAAAAATTAAAGATGTACCGACTGGTCCAGTAGAAGATACTAAAGCAGCATTAGAAGAGATTGGTGTAGTGGTTGAGGAAAAAGTTGTAGTAACTAATGGAACAACAGAACCAAGATGTTTAAGCTGCAACAGTGAGTTATGGGATAACAGAGTAGATAAAGCTAGCGGTAAAATTAAAAATACTTATCCTGACTGGAAGTGTAAGAACAAAGAATGTGACAATGGTAATCCACGTATATATTACATGGAATCATTCAACGCAGCTAAACAAGCACCAGAAGAATGGTTTATGCCTGCAATGCCTGAAGCAAAAGCAATAGAGGATATTGGCGAAGACGAAGCACCGTTCTAATGTTTACAATAATAATAAAAGTTGACAGTGCAGGTGTATTCCAGGACATTGAGTTTGAAAATGCACCAAAGCACATACCAATAAATGTAAGGGAAGAGGTGGAAGGTGAGCAAGAATCCGTTTGATGGACCAAGTATAAAGGTTGGTTCAAAAGAATTTAAAGAGATGGTTATGGAAGTTATGATTAACAAGCATAATGATCCTGATGAAGACTTTGATCTTAACAAATGACAATGAGAGATGATATATTGCAGCTACTTGATGATGACAAGTGGCATTGTGCAACAGAACTTATAGAGTTTGGTTGGTCAGCACGCAATAGAATATCAGAAATACGTGCAGATCATGGCGAAGATTATATCTTAGGTCAGAAGTGCAACATGCACACTCACAGAGGTGGTGTCAGCATGTATAAGTTGAATGATCAAAAGAAAAAACAGCAATTGTTGAATAGACTTGAAGATCAAATTCAGCTACAGTTATAGTAATGAGAGAAATATTACAGAGCAAAGGCGCACTTAACGTCTGGGATATGATGGACGAATGTAATGGATTTCTTGAAGCTATCACATACTGTATAGAGGAAGATGAATCAAAGAAGATAGATTTTTTTCCATACGATAGTGCTAGTGAATCTAATCTAGTACAAACAATACTTAAAATAGATCCTTCATTCCCAACTGATCCTGGACCACACTATGGTGGGGTTAGAGTCGGTATCGTTACTAACAAAGGAGTCGGCGAACTTGAAGTCGTGCATGATATGTATGATTACTTTAGTTATTCTTTTATTACACGTGGTACACAAATAGATTATGGTAGGTTGCCGCGTGCAGATATGATTGATTACATAAAAGCTGTAGCTAAAGTTCTTAATAGTTCTAAAGCATTGAAAGGTAGAAAACTATTTAAGAAAGAAGACTAATGTCAAAACAAAAACAACAGGGTACAAAGCTAGAGACATTCGTAGCAAAAATGTTGAATGGTTCTAGGATTGCGGAAGGTGGTATCAATGACAAGGGAGATGTACTATTTAATTGGAATGGTCAAGACTTTTACGTTGAGTGTAAGGCAAGACAGTCACTCAATGTTACACGTGAGCTTGCTAAATCTATAAAGAAGTCGAAGTCGCAATTTACAGCACTGGTATGGAAACGCCTGGTAAAAACTGACAAGAGTCGGCGGCAGCCAGATGGTGTACCAATCATAGTTTGTTTAACTCTTGATACTTTTGTGGAGATCGTTGAATCTAAAATTGGAAATAGTTTTTATGATGATCCCTTCTGGAAACAATTGCCGTGAGTCGTACGCAGGATATAGACAAAGCTGCGCGCAAAACTGCACTTGCGCTGCAATCTTTAATGGCTAAAGTTGAATACAAATACAACAGACATGAACCATGTTTAGTATGCAAACAAAAATTTATGCACCACATTGACGGACTCCCCTGCGAATCAGATAACTCCAGG